ATCCCCCCGTCCGTCTGCGCCATCTGAGCGGCCATGCCGGCGTAGTTTTTTGCGACGATGCGGACGGCTTCTCCATTTGCAAGCTGCTCTTTGGTGAGACTCTTCAAAGCAGGGATCTGCCGCCCAAGCGTTCCGAGATTTCCGGAATATGTTTTTCCGAGGGCCTGGACTGCCGTATCGAGAGGCATCACGCCTGCAGCAGAAAGCTCCGTCGCGGCGGAAAGAGCATCCTTCGTTTGCTTCTCGTTCAGTTGCATACCGACAAGTAGCTTGGCTTGATCATTTAATAGATCATTATCAACACCGATAAGCTTTTGAAGGCCTGTCGAATATTGCGTAATGCGCGTGAATCCCGAACCGTCTATCAATGGGTTATTGCGGATGGCCTGGGCGAGTCCTATTTCGGCGTTTTGAGATTTCTGGAAAGCGGCGATACTATCCCGTATCGAAGTGATTCCCCCAACTGCGAGCCCAATGGCGGCGAAGGCCGCGGATACCTTTCCGGCGACGGCCGTCAACCCCGAGACGGCGCTCGAGGCCCCGCTCTTGAGTCCATTCAAACCATTCAGGGCAGACTTTATGCCGGCGCGGGTTTCATCTTTCGTGCTTATCTTGTAATAGGCTGAAGCCGGCATCTCGTCCCCTATGCCTTACGAATAAGGCTATCCAAATGTTCCATATAAAGCCCCCGAATTAATTCAAGGACTTGCATCGTATGTTCGGGTTGGTCCAGGACCGTACCCGGGAATGGGAGAAACTGGTAACACCCGTGTTTCCCATTTATACATACGAGAAAAATTGAACTGATATAGAACGACCAAGCGGCGACGGCCGCCCGGTCATCCTCATCATCCGATTCATTCCACCCGTTGAAAACGAATCGGCATGCAGTTTCTATTTCTCGTCGCTCTTCTTCTGTGAGGGAAAAAAACCCGTTACGGCCTGGGCGAAGAGAGTTGAAAACCGAAGAGACTCGAAAAGGGCGGTAAGCAATTCCTTGGTGTCCATCTTTACCCCGTCCTTTTCGACGTTGTGGTCGATGACTATGAGCGGCGCGAGCTCAACGACGGAATCCATGAGCGCCTCTTCATCTGACCCGGCCGACTTGATCCTGAAAACCTGTTTCCGGGTCGGCTCCCGGAGGACGAGCTCGCCCTCCGGGATGATCTCGTCGATATCAAGCTTTTTTGTCTTGAGAAAATCCCCCGTATACTTGGCCATTCCCCGCTCCTAGTAGGCCGCTACGTCGGCCGAAAAGAGATCGACGGTCAAAGGTTCCGTTGATCCGACGGCGACGGCGTTCCCGGTGATGGTCATCGCGATTTTCCCGCGGCCGCCTACGTTCGAGTTGGCCTCGACGATTTCGAGATTCGGGATGGTGATATCGATTTCGTAGGGATGCGCGGTCTCGATCTCGCTTGCCGAATAGAATTTCGCGACAAGCGCGATGAGGGCGCCCGCCTTGAAATTGGCCTCGTGGATAGCCTCTGATTGCGCGTCATAATCTGCCTCGATCGTGATCTTGACTTCGCGCGTCTCGTGTAGCGGCTCTGGACCGTAGAGTCCGGACCCGATGTTCGGAGATTCCTCGGAAAGCTTGTTGAGTAGCTCGAAATCGAGCTTCGTCACGCTCAAAAAGCTTGCTGTGTCGATCGTCACGACGCCGCCGGCGAATTTGAATGACTTCAAGGTCGGCGCCGTGAGCGTTGCGGCCGTTCCTGCGGCTTCCGTCCGGGCCTTCACGCCGATGGTCGCTTGGAGGGTATCCTTCGTCTGCGCCGAGATCTTCAGGCTGTCGATCTTGCATCCCGTGTAGGCTTTCACCGCTGCTTTGCGGTCCACGGTCAGGGCGAACGACGGAAGCGCGTCCGATGCTCCGATGAGCGTAAAGGTGTGCTTATAGACGGCCGTTGTCCCGCCGACGAGCGTAGGCGTTCCCTCGGAGCCGAGGGCCTCCTTGAGGATGATACCGGCATTTTCCGGCTTGAGGCCGAGAGTGAAATCGCCATCGGCTCCCAAGCCGACTATTTCGCCCTGCTGACCGACGACCGAGGTAAGAAGCGATTCCTCCGTTTTCCGCTCGACCTTGGGCTTGAGCGATTCCGAAAGAAAATTCATCTGCTTGGTCATTACCGGCAGCGTGCCATAAGTAACTTCCTTCCCAAGCTGAAGGCGAGCCCCTGCTCCTACATATCCCATAAACTACCCCCTAGGCTCCTCATGGGAGACCTCAACTAATATTTCAACGGCCCGCGCGTCTGGCTGGCCTTCTACGGTGTCGTAATATTTGAAACGCCGAATGAAGGCGTTGAGTGCCTCCCCTTCGAGCGTCATATTGTCGATTATCATTTGGCGGAAGTACGCGGCCGACTTGTACAGATATTCGAAAAGCGTTGCGTCTGCCACCCCGTTCAATATCATGAATACCTGAATGAAGGTGCAGGCTTCATCTTCCGAAAGAGATCCTTCCTCGAATTCCGTCGTATCGGTCTGAATCCATATGACGATAGGAGCTTGAACGCTTGGATCAATTGCCCCGATTCGCACGTTTGCGGATAGAACGTTCGGCAATAAACCCGCGGTCAAATAGGTATTGAGCTTGGTTTGCGTAATGGTCTTCACTTTATTGACGACGGCGTATTCGCTCATTTATTCACCAGCCTCGCAACTTCTTTATCGAGGGCCTTCTGAACAGAATCTCGGAATTCTCCTGATTGCTCATAGCGCGCGACTTCTGACTGAAACCAATCATTCGACGCGAGATGATGCTCGGGAGATCCCGCAGCCAGAATGAACCCATAGCGGGCTCCGGCATTCGTGGCCCTCGAGTAAATGGTCACGGTTTGCTTATCGCGCGATAGGCTTGCCTTGATCTCCTTCTTGAGCTTGCCCGACTTTTTTCCTAAATGCTTCGAATACCCTTTTTTGACGACCGAAACACCCCCACGGCCCACCGCGCGAAGTATTTTTCCGGTGAATGATTTAGTAGATCCCCCGAGTCGCTTAATCATCGCGACCGGCTCGGCGATATCGGTCTTGATGGTAATCATGCGACGTAGGGCTCCACCCGATAGCTGGAAAGAACGGCAAGCTGCTGATCGTATTTTATGTACTGGTTGTATTTCCGAGTTCCTCCGTCCGGGGTAGTTATTTCCGCCTGGCCATTCGCCTTTTTATCCATGCGGACTATGTTCCCGATTCGCATGACGGTATGCGAAATCAATTCCGGGATGGTCGCCCATCCGGCAACATAAACCGCCGTGATATTCATGCGACCATTGGGGAAGGTCGTTATTCCGTCGATGTAATAGATGCAATCCCCGTCAACCCTCAAGAGGGAAACATTGATCGCTATTCCGTCGATGGTTACGGATGTTATGGCGGTGATATTCCGCGCGCGAACGTTGATGAAAGTAAGCCCGCGGCCGGAGAGATATTCCGTCCGCGAGCCCGTCGCGGGATCCCATCCAAGATGGTCGATTACCGCCTTTTCGGCGACGCTGAGGCAGAGTTGGAGGTCGCCGTCGCTCGTGTTTGCGTCGTTGACCCATAATTTGAATGTCGAAAGCGTTACAAGCGCCATTCTCTCCCTCTGAAAAACCCCGGCCGCTCAGGCCGGCCGGGTGTCTTTATACTCGCTCGGCGTTTCCAGCCTTGATGAAGGCTTCGGCCCGGGCAGCTGGTATTTCGTATTCCTGGAAGGGCTGATACACGCCATAGTCGCCCGTGGCGATGTTCAGCATTTTCACCTTGACGGTTTTCTCTTCGGTTCCCGCCTGCCGCTCGACTTTTTCGGCGGGTGGGGCTTTTGCTCTTTCATCCATCGATAAACCCTCCTAGATGGTCTTCAGGCGGCGGAAATTCGGGCCTACGATGGGCCGGCCGTCCTGATACATGAAAGCGTTGTACTCGATGAGATCCGAGCCGCTCTTCTCGATCGGCACGAGTTCGAGGCCGTTGGCATAACCCCAGGCGAAATCCGAGAAGGGGCCGCCGACGGCGACATAGCTCCCCGCCGTGGTAACCGCGGGAGCATGCCCGGTTTGGAGGATCTTGACGCCTCGGCACGTGCCTTTCTGCAGGATTTCGTTCTTGATGCACTCGTAGGAACTCGAGGACTCCGCGAACATCGCCGAAAGGAAGGTCCCGCAAATAGCCACGGCGAGGGCTTCTTCGGGATTGTAATCGAGTAGCGTGGAAACAAGTCCAAGGAGATCGGCCAGCTTCGGGGCTCCGGACGCGGCGCAGGCGATGTCCTGGGAAGTCGTGACGCCGACGGAACTCGCGACGAATACGCCGAGGGCGTCGTTTCCGGATCCCGTACCGATGATGATTCCCTTCTCGATCGCGGAAAGGAATGCTTTCTGGAAGATCGGCAACATCTTCGCCCGGAATCCATCCACGGAGAGCCCGCGGTCGAGGCCGCGCGAAACCCCCATGATCGAATACCAAGGCTTCAGGGTAAGGACCTTTCCCGCGAGAACGGCAGTGCTATCCACGGAAATCGACGCGGCGCCTTCAGCCGAAGCCGCCGGAAGGGCAAGCGTCGGATTCATGACCGGGATCCTGGTCTCTCCGAAGGGGCCGGGGAATTTGCTTACCAGGTTGAAAAAGCGGGAAACGACCTGGTTTGCCGCGAAAATATCCTGGACAAGGTTGACGCCCTGCGCGCCGTTCATGGTGATGGCGCGTTTCTCGACCATGGCTTTCTGCAGGTCCTCCCATCCGCGAGATTCTCCCTCGTCGCTGCGGCCCTTCGCCGGGTTTTTGGCGGCGTCTATTTTCTGCTGAATCGAGCGGGCCTCGGACGCCAAGCCGACGAGGGCCTTGTCGAATTCTTCCTTGGTTCCCTTGAACTGATCCGGAAGGCTCCGAATTTCGAATTTCTTCTGTACGAGCTGTAACTCTAAATCGTCCATGCTTTCCTCCTCCTAGAGGTTTATTAGTGCGTTAGCGACATCGGCTTCCTTCTGCATCACTTCCGTGTCGGCCTGAGTGCTTGCGAGCGGCTCGGGTGGCGGCGGTGCGTTGCGGGCGAGAGCTTCGTCAATTTTAGTTTTCGTTTCGGTTAACAATTTGAGCCCATCGTCGTCGAGTTTTTCTGCGGCGAGGACTTCCTCAAGTGATCTTTTTACGGCCTCCGTTTTCGAATCGGGATAGGCCGGAAAAGGTACGCCATAGGAAACTTCAATGAGCCGGGCTTCGATGACGCGGCGGACATCGCCATCGTCCTTATGTTCCCATTCCTCTTGGATAGCCAGGAAGGTGAAACTCATGGTATCCACGTCGCCACGCTGAACGGCGGCCCAGAGATCGACCGCATAGCTGACCCGCTCGTCGATCTCTACCTCGGGTATGAGCCCGGCTTCGGAATTCTCGAGAGAAAGCGTTCCGTTTTTCGTTCGCCCGAGAATCTGGTCGCTATTGTGATTCCGGAAGGCCTTTACGTCGGCGCCGTCCGCGAGGGTTTTGTTGAACGCAGTCGGGGCGAAATATTCCGTGAACCCCATCCATTCGCTCGGGCTATTGTAAGGGATGAGGCCGCGGAGGTATTTTTTACCGTCTCTTTCCTGAAGAGTGGGGGCGCTCTTTACGGTGAATTCCCTTTTTTCGCGTTTCATTTCTGGTTATCTCCTATCGGGAGAGTTATGGCTTTCGCCTTTGACATATAGGCTTTTACGTTTTCCTCAGTGAGCGGCATAGAATTGGCCGGAATAAAATGGTAATCGCCAGCCGATCCCATCGGAGGCATATTCTCGCGTTCAAGCACCTGATTCGGAGAAAGTATTCCGTTTAGGATTTGCTTGACGTAGGCGTCGATTCGTGCCGCTAGATCGGTCTTCATGAGACCGTTGTAATCATGCTCGAAATACATAAAGGGCTGATCTTTTGGATCGAGAAGGGTATTGAAGGACTCGGCAAAATGCGTGCCGATGGGCCGGAGGGCCATTTCTATAAATACAGTGAATATTGCTTCAATGTTATTTTGATAGGTTCCGTTGAGCAGGGGGAGGGGAACGCCGAACATTTTAGCGACCCGTTCGTCGGCATAGGCTGAATTTTCCTTGAGCCATCGAACACGTTCGTCGATCGTTCCGGTATCGAGAACGCTATATTTTGTGTCGGGTAATTGAAGAAGAGCTTTCCCGGCATTCTCTTCCCCGCCATATTTTGCTCCGAAAACATCCCGCATTCGGTCAAGTTCTTCGTCGGTGTAATTCTTATTAAGCTTCTGTAATTCCATGACAAGACGCATCCCGATGAATCCCGAAAAGCTTTTTTTTGTATAATTTTCTAAGGATGAGCTAGCTGAAAGAATTCCCGCAAGTTTTTCATAGACGGAATATCCCTTTAATCCGTCGTAACTCCATTTCTGCGGAATGTGAAGGACCGCACCGCTCGGTAATCTCCTACCCTCATAAGAGAAAACCTTGACTCCATTTTCACGCAAGGGCATCATCTTGACTGGATCGTAGAGATAAAGTGAAGATATCGCCCCATTGGTTCGAATGGGATTTATATAGACATTTCCCCTGAAGTAATCGCGAACGGCCTGAGAAAAGAACAGGCTGGGGGTCTCGTCTGAATTAGGCGAAGTTTTCACGAGCGAATAAAGGGGATGGCTCCACGCTTTGCTCCTCGATCCGTTTTTACCTTTCTGATAGAGATTCATGGGGACCGAACTCAGGGCATCGGTCACCATCTTTTCGCAAACGAAAGCGGTGGCGTTGGTGGCGTCTGTGCGGCGCTCGCCCAGGAGGAGGGGGAGGTCTAGGAAGGATTTACCGGACGAGCGCTTGGCGCGTCCTTTGAAGAATTCTCGAATACCCATCACATACATAGTGATGTGAGTCGTTTTTTTGTTTCTCTATGTTTCGGATTGTTTCATATTGATTCCGAGGAAATTAAAAATCTGGTCTGATGAAAGGCTTGAATCTGGCTTTACCGCTGCCGATGCGAGCGAATGCGCCATGATTGACGTAACAACCCCATCAATCCTTTCGTCGGAGCTCGCGCCTTTTCTTTTCATCGGTTTATAGTTCTCGTTTATGTCCGGCTTCACCGTCGCGCAGGATAGGCACCAACGCATAACTGGATTGTTATCGATTATTTTTCCGTCAAGGACATCTTTTTCCCATGCCTTCGTTGGTGCGGCGAAATGTTTTAGTGATTGATCGAAATCTAAGACGGGTAGAGTTTCAAGTGTTTCTTCAACACGGCTTATATAATAGCGATCGTAGGCGATCATTTGTATTTTGTATATTTTTGCATCTTCGGCTATGTCATTCCGGATATATGTATAATCAATTGATGCTCCGGGCGTTGCCGTTATCCATCCAGCATCTACCCACGCGGGAATCATATGATTGTCTGTTCTCCGTTTTTCCTCTACCTTATCTGCCGGAATATAGAATTGATGCAATGCGAAGAAAAATCCATCTATCTTGAAATACTTCGTCCATGCCGTGAGGTCGTTTATTTTTGATAGATCGATTGCCCCCCAACAATCTAGCCCTGCTAATTCTATTTTTTTCTTCGGTTGGTCCATCCATTCTGAATCTGGTATCCATGTATCAGCCGTGTTTTGAACCCATGCATTTAGATTTTTCGTTCTGAATCCTGATATCTGGCTTGGTAATTGTTTGGCTTCACGTAAGTTTTTTTCGAGGTATTCAAGCGGAATTGATACACCTAGGTTTGGATTTGATTTCCTATAAGTTTGGATATCCGTCCAGTCGTCCCCTTTGTCTTGTTCGAATATTACTGGAAAATAATTTTCATCATTCCATATTCCCGAAAGAACTTTTTCCGCGCGCTTATATTCTTGGTAGCAAGGTCCTGCTAGGTTGGTTCCTGCTGTTGTTATAACAAAAAGCAGAGGATTTTTTTGTTGCCCTTGACCGCGTTGCAGTGCCTCGATCATTTCTGTATTTCGTGCTTGGTGGTATTCGTCGATTATTATAATATATGGGTTGAAACCATCAATATTATTATCTTTCGATAAAGGCCTGATCCGTCTATCGTCTATCGTGATGGCATCACGCGTCATGTTCATAAGCGCATATAGTTCAGCGTTTTGATTTATCATGGACTTGCAAACGTCAAAAGAAATATTCGATTGCGCTCTTTGATTCGCGGCTATGTATATTTCAGCTCCTGGCTCCGTCAATAAACCAAGTAATATGAACGGCGCTAGAAAAGTAGTCTTTCCGTTTTTTCGGGCTATTTGAATATATATTTTATTAAATCTTCGTTTTGATTTATCGTTTTTATATCTCCATCCCCAAATATTCGCATATATGAACTTCTGCCAGAGTGAAAGTATAAGTGGTTTCCCGTAATCGTCGCCTTTCCCTTGCTTGAGTGTTTCGGCGAAAGCAATCATCGCTGAAGCTTTCCCCCAATCCATAACGAATGAGAAGGATTTTGTTTTGTTTTTCTTTATATCTGATTCAAACCGCTCAACCGCTTGCCGTTCTTTTTCACAATGGGTTGATTTATTTTTTTTTACGTCTCGGCAATATAACCCGATTTCGTCTTGAAGCGTCATACTTTTGATAAAATCTCCGCGAGTTTCAATTGTCCGTTATCGAGTGATATCTTTTTAACAATTTTCGAGCGTTCCACTGGTGAAACTCCGAAGCGATAAACGATTGAAGTATATGTTTCGGCAGCTTGCCGATATGATCGCATCACCGGACCATATGTATCCTTATCTCCTACAAGCCCGAGTTTTTCAATTGATATCAGTTTTTTCATTAATATGTTTGCTCGTTCAAGTGATAAGTGCGCCATTTCAAGAGCGGCTAAATCTTGTTCGGTTAATGCCTGTACGGCAAGAAGGTTTTTTACAAGAGTTTCAAAATGGGCGCGGACCTTTTTATCCGTTATAGATACGGGAGCTTTAATCGCGGTTACATTGGTTATGACAGGAAAATCAACATCTGCGCGATCATCGTCTCGATCATGTCTATAGGTTCCTTCAATTATTTTTTGCTTTGTTGACTTACGGGGACGGCCAACCTTTCCGGATGCCAAAATATCCCCCTATGGATTTTGCCCGTTTTGGCAAAATGTGTGGACTAT